GTACTTCTAACAAGAAATACCAAGTGCGTGTACAAAACCAAGGAGTAAAACATGGAGATGGTACTGTCTACACTGTAAGAATGAACTCAGATGATCCTCAAGCATTTATGCCTGTGAAGTATTTGAAACCAGGACAACAATGGGGTAAATTATTCTCTCAATATGAGGAAGCTGCTGAGCAATCAGGTTCAACTGTATTCAGTTTACCAATTGCCTTCAGAAACAGAATGTCTAAGTACAGAAAAGAATACAGAATAACTGACTATGCTTCAACTGAAGTATTGGCTGTAGCTATTCCTGATTCTAAAGGTGCTTATCACAATTCATGGATGCGTTATGCTGAAGTTGAATATTGGCAACAATGGTACAGAGAAGTAGAACGTGGATATTGGTATTCAAGATCTGCAGATACTGTATTAGGAGCTAATGGAAGACCAGTAAGAATGGGTCCTGGAATCCAAGAACAATTGGAAGATTCTCATCAACACAGATATTCTCACTTAACTGCTAAGTTGATTGAAGAGTACTTGCAAGATATTTTCTATTCAAGAGTTAAGCCAGGTGCTGGAAGACAAGTTAAAGGTTTCACAGGAGAGTATGGAATGTTACAATTCCACAGAGCTATCCAAGATTGGCAAAACAAGTCAGGGTTTATTAAAAATATTGAAGTTTACACTAACAAAGTGGCTAACTCAGTACACACTAATTCCCTTGAAGCTGGTTACCAATTCGTGAAATATAACATGGCTAATGGTGCATCACTTGAGTTAATCCACAATCCTCTTTATGATGATAGAGAGATTAACTTTGAAATTGATGAAGTTACAGGTTTCCCAATTGAGTCTCAAAGAATTACATTCTTAGACTTCTCAGGAGAATCTAAAAACTCAAACATCAAAATCATGAACAAGAAAGATGGTTTTGCCTTTACTTATGTTGAAGGTATGTATGGTCCTTATGGTCCTAAAAATGGTGGTTCTTCTGCACACTCTGGTTCTTACTATGAAATGCACGTTGAAAAATCATGTGGTATCCATATCCATGACATCACTAAATGTGGAGAATTAATCTTATCTCGTAACTAAGATTCTTATATAACTACTAAAAAGCTCCTGTAACAAGGAGCTTTTGGTGGTAAAGGGAAAAAGGTTTCTCTAAAATAAGTTCATTAATTTAAAAAGAAAAAAATTATGGCATCAGTTAAAGTTGAAGTTAGACCTATTGAGTCAAAAAGATGGCACAACAAAACAGGTCAGGAGTCTTTTACAAGACCCAAAAAAATCCAAGCATTAGTAGATGGTAGTACAATGAAGTATGCTACAGGCCTATCAGATGCGGATATTAAAGAATTAGCCAAGAAAGGTGTGAACTATGATTTATCAGCTCACTACAATTCAGAAGCACCTCACCCATTTTGGGATTCAGGTATGGCAATTATTAAGTTAGAGAACAATACTATGTTCTTTGATGCAGACAATGCTCTAGATTACATTAAGATCAGAGTAATGAAAGCAAGTAAGTATGTTGCCAATTCAATGGCAGAATATGATTTAGGTATGTGGCCAGAAGCTACTCATGTTATTTTTGATGAAGCAGAACAGGCTTCAGTAATGGCAAGTAAAGTGGAAACCAAAAATACTGCAATCATTGAAGCTTCTAAATTATCACTAGATAGAAAAGTACAATTGATACTTGTATTAGGTGGTAAGAATATGAAGAACCAATCTGCAGACTTTGTGGCTGTAGAGTTGGATAAAATCATAACTAAAGATGCAGGTGAGTTCTTAAGATATTTGAATATGGATAAAAAACAAACAGCATCACATGCTCTTGTTTTGGAAGCATTACAAAAATCTGTATTGAGAAGAGAAGGTCAAAGAATCTTCCACATGGATTCTCCATTAGGTATTGATGAAATTGAAGTTGCTGAGTACCTTTCAAAAGAAGAGAATCAGGATATTAAAATGTTGATATTGTCTAAGATTAATAACTAGGAGTTATGACAACCAGGGAAATGCATTATGACTTCAAACAGAAGTTTAACAAAATAGATAGCCAAAAAAATAAGGGACTTTTAGTTCCTGAAATAGATTGGTTATTAAATGAAGCTGCTGAACTATTTGTAAAAAAAGTAGCTCAGCCTAAAGCTTATAATGGCCTTGGTTTTGAATTATCTCAAAGATTAATTGAAGATATTAAAAGCATTGTTGTTGGAGGTGTTTGGCTTCCTGTAGTCAATAATGTTATTGCCTTACCTTCTAACTACTTATATTTTGCAAGATGCAGAGTAAAGTTATCTAAAGGAAATTGTAAAGGGCAAGAAGCAGTTCTTTATGTTAGAGAACACAGTGATCTTTTTGAAGAGAGTGAATTTTATAATAGTTCTTTTGAATGGAGAGAAGTTAATGGAATTTATGAAACTCAAGGTATCCAATCTTTTACAGATGGGACCTTTACAATAGATGAAGCAAAATTGTCTTATATACGCAAAATGGCTTATATGCATAATGCCCAAGATTTTGGGACAGGAAGCTATAACCATCCCTCAGGTGTTACCTTAACAGGTACTGTGAATTGTGATCTCCCAGACCACACCCATAGGGAAATTGTTGATATAGCAGTGATGCTTGCTGCAAGTGAAGTGCAAACTTCAGACTTACAAACTAAAGTTGGTAAGTTAGGTTTTAATCAGATTGTTTAATTAATAAAAAATAGAAATTATGAGTAATCGTAACAATGACGTTTTTCAAGTATTGCCTACTTCAGGTAACCAAGCTCTAGCAGCTAATGGTACTACAGTAGACAGTTTGTTGCCAGGGCAACTAGGTGTTTTTGATGCTAGCACAGGTTTAGCTTATGCTACTGCAGTTCCTGCAGGAACTAGAGGTTTAACTTTAGCTGTTGGTATTGGTAATGGAGTCTTAAGTGACATCAGAACTTCTGCTGGTCAATCTATCCAAACTAAAGGTATTACAGATTTAACTTTTCAACCTCACACTGCAGGTCAACCTATGAAGGTTACTGTAGGTAGTTTTAAAGCTGAATGTGATACTGAGTATGGAGTAAGAGTTGAATTCCGTAATGCAAAAATCAACAGAATCCAAGGGTATAACCAATTTAGCAAAGCTTTTATGGTTACAACTCCTTGTTGTGATGATTGTGCTGAAGGATGTGGTTCTTTAGATGCCAATGTATTGACTCAGTTATTTATAGCTAGTATCAATGCTGACTTGTCTAAATTAGTTTTAGCTCAGGCTGTTGCAAGACAACCTTTGACTACTGCTACTCATGGAACTTCTGTGAACTATGCTACAGGTGCTGTAGTTTCTGCTGCTGATGTTGCACAATTAATTGTATTCAACTCAACTGCTTTAGCTTCTGCTCAAGTATTTGCTGATTTCCAATTAGTAAGTCAACCTTTGGCAATTGGAACTTACTGTTCTATCAACTTACATTACTACAAATTATTGGAAACAGTTTTAATTGTTTCTTTGATTGAAGGTTTTGGATGTTCAGGAGCAACTACTATCAACCAATACCCAGTGTATGAAGAAGGTAGTGGAGTAAATATCCAACAAAAAGAGTATCATGCATCAGGATGGGCAGGTTCAGGACCTTATAAATTGTCTCAAGTAACAGGTATGGGGTATGAAAATATCAACTATCTTTCTGTAAAAGGAACTACTTATGATCAATTTATTGTTCAGTACACTAACACTTCTGAATCAGGATGGTTAGAGTATGCTAATGTTCTTAGCACTGTGATTGCAATCCCAGAAGCTGATACAGTAACAAGACAAGCTGTTGCAACAATCTTTAACTCTTTCCTATCTTCTCAAGGATTTGAAAGTTTAATTGATGATGCTGCTGCTGCTAGCACTAACCCTGCTGTAGTAGAACCAGTTATTACATCTGTTGCTACTGATGGTATAGCATAAGGAAACTTAAAATAAAGCTATTTAATAAAACATCTCTATTTCTATAGAGATGTTTTTTTTATTTTGTATATTTGACACTTAAAACACTTTCCCATGGCTTTGAATTACACATACTTAAAATACAAAGACACATACACACTTAAAAATAATGGAAGTGTGACTCTTACTTACTCAGTAAGTAAAGTGACTTGTGAAGCAACTACTGAAATAAAAACAGGTACAATCTTACCTGGACAGACTACAATCTTAAACTTTGTAGTAGATGGAAAATACTCTGTTTACTTAGCTTCTTCTACTGAAACAGGTATTCCTATTATAATTAAATATTATAATAATCTACTTACTTCTTTTATTAGTATGGTAGAAGCAATTATATGTGGATGTAGTAAGTGTAATGATTGTGAAGAGTGTAACCAATGTGAAGATTATCTTGGTACATTTATGAAAGCTGAAGCTTTTAATACTCTTAATTATCCTGTCTATCAAGGATACATAAATCAAACAACTCAAGATTCTATTTGTTTATTTAGTGAACAAGTTTTATGTAGTTTATTACATGAAAAAGTATATGGAAATGTAGAGACAAAAGAAGTGATGTTAAGACTAATAAGTTTTTATTACTTAGGTTTTTATTATCAAGATAAGTTTTTAGCTATAGATGTACAAGAGAAGGCTTATGTTACAGAAAAATATAAGTTTGATAAGATAGCAGCATGTATGAGAAAGTTAGGTATTATACCTACAGACCCTTTATTCATGACTACAACAACTACTGTTGCACCTATTACAACTTTGGCACCTACTACAAGCACTAGTACTAGTACTAGTACTACAAGCACTAGTACAACAACAACGAGTACTACTACCACTACTGCAGCACCTTCTTGTAATTTAGCAGGTACAGCAGCATTAGTAACAACTCCTACTACAGCAGCCCCTACTACTACTCCTACAACTGCACCAACAACTACTGTAGCACCAACAACTGTAGCTCCTACTACTTCAAGTACAACAACTAGTACAAGTACTACTACTACAACAGTTTCCCCAATACCTGAAGGTACACAATTATCTGTTATAACTCAAGGATATACTACAGCTCAATTAGCTTGTAATAACTATACAAGTAATGCAGGAAATACAGGTGGAGTAGGAACAGCAGGACCTGTTTATGTTGTAGGCAGTATAGTTTACAATACTAATGGTACTCCTTTTGTAGGTAATCCAAATTTATACTATATAATCACTGCATATATTAATATAACTCCAGGTCTAGAGAGTACTTCTCGTATTAATGCTTTAGGTGTTATTACATCTGTAAATACTTTAGATTGTTTAGCTATCAATATAAACTAATAAAAATATTAAATAAACTAATACTAGATATTATGACAGTCTTAATAACACTTACAACAGCAGGAACTTCATTAGGTTTCTTTGATTTATACTCAAATGCAAATGGTTATACAATTCCTTTTGCAACTAATGTATCTAAAGCAACTTTATTGGCAGGGTACACTAGTAGTGCAGTACCTGAAGGGACAACTATGATACAAGTAAAATCTTTAGGGGTTTGTACTAATTCTATATATGTAACTGTTACAGGTATAACAACAACTACCTCAACAACAACAAGTACAACTACTACTACCACTACAACAACAACCACTACTACTACTACAACTGTTCCTCCTACTTTAGATTGTTCATTAAATGGGACAGCAGTTAGTCAACCTAATGGATGTAATATTACCAGTTCAATAGTATTAGCTCAAGGAACTAGTTCAGGAGATGCTTGTACTAAATTTGCTACTCCTGCTAATAGATCCACTTATTATACTTTTGATGGCAGTAGTTTTGCAAGTACTGATGGTCTTAATCAAACCCCTATTTGTACACAAAGAGCAAGTTCTGGGTGGTACTCAAATGGAATCATATCTAGATACTTTGATAATGCTACAGGTAATTTTAATACTCCAGTAGGATGTTAATAATGAATTTTTATAAATATTATAAAATCAAACTAAAATGACAGTTTTAATCACATTGACAACAGCAGGAACTTCTACAGGTCCTTTTAACCTCTACTCAAATGTAGATGGTTATGCAGTCCCATTTGAGACTAATGTAAATAAAGGAAACTTAGTAGCAGGATATACTAGTACATTAGTTCCTGCAGGAGCAACTACAATACAGGTAAGGTCTTTAGGAGTATGTACCAATGGGATAAACTTGACTATTACAGGAGGAACTACTACTACTAGTACAACCAGTACTACAACTACTAGTACTACTACAACTACAGTGGCACCTACTACTAGTACAACAACTACAAGTACTACTACTACAACTACAGAAGCTCCTTTTAATTCAGTAGAGTTTTTTGGAGATGAACTTCCTGCTTATGGAGGAATTTCTGATGGGGGTTACCAATTAACTGGGACTGTGGAAATAATAGGAAGTCCTGCTACTTTTACGGCTTATGTGTACCTGCCTAGTGAACTTCTAGGATCTGTTTCTAATGATTTTAATATAGGAGGTGGTGGTGGCCTAAGTAGATATGTAGAGTTAGTGTCTCCAAATTCAGGAAATGCATACTCACCAACTATGACATTTCCTGCAGGTGTCTATAGTTGGACATTAACTATTCAGTATAGTGGAGGAGCAGGAGGAGGAAGTGAAGCTGGAGTAAATTGGGTACAATAATAAATGTAAAATAATTAATTTATGAGATATATTTGTGCACAACCTGCAAATAATTTTTATACTTGGCAGGTAGAAGTAGTAATAAATAATTTTAAAAAACAGGGTGTTAACCCTAATAAGATTGACATCCTTTGTGCAATAGATGATAATGTAATTCCTGAAGAATGGAAAAAGTTACAAAATCATTACAATACAGTTAGGTTCTTTTTTTATAATGATACTAGAGTAGATAAAAGTTATATTCCTTCTATCTATTTTAATCTTATGAGTAACCACATGAAAGCAAACCCAGACTTAATAGGTCAAAGGTTGTTTCTTCATGATAGTGATATAATTTTTACAAGGCCACCTGAAGTAGATTGGGCAATGCCAGGTAAAGTTTGGTACTTAAGTGATACTAACTCATACATCAACTATGATTACATACAACAAAAAGGTAATCAGATTTATGAAGATATGTGTGAAATTATAGGTATAGATAAGTTAGTACCTAAACTAATGAACAGTAATTCAGGAGGAGCTCAATATATAACTATTGGAGAATCTTTTGAATTTTGGGACAAAGTAGAGAGTGATAGTGTCAAACTTTATTCTTACTTTTGTCATACTGAAAATCTCTACATCAAAAAGTATGAAGGAGATTTTCCAATCCAAAAATGGACAGCAGGAATGTGGTCTATTCTTTGGAATACTTGGTTAAAAGGCTATGAAACAAAAGTGGATTCTAGACTTAATTTTGGTTGGAGTACAGACCCTATCTCCTCAATAGAAAAATACTGGATACTTCACAATGCAGGAGTTTCTTCATCAGACATAGATTTATTCTTTAAAGGTAATTACATAAATGAGTTACCTTATAATAAGAGTCTAAATGTAGATACAAATAGATCTAGTTCATATTATTGGAGTGAAGTTCAAGAAACAGGAAAACAAACAATACTGATATAATATGGTAAAAGAAACTTTTACAAAAATCTACACTGATAATCTTTGGGCATCTGCTGAAAGTAAAAGTGGTTCAGGTTCAGAGTTAAGAAATACAGAGACTCTAAGACAAGAGTTATCAGTGCTTCTAAAGAAATATAAAATACAATCTATGTTAGACATTCCTTGTGGAGATTTTAATTGGATGAAGGAAGTAGATTTAAGTGAGATTGATTATGTAGGAGCTGATATAGTTGAACAACTAATAGAAAGCAATAATAATAAATACTCTGATAAGGCTTTTACAGTATTAAATTTAATTGAAGATGAGTTGCCTAGAGCAGACTTAATTTTTGTTAGAGATTGCCTAGGGCACTTAAGTAATGCAAATGTCTTAAAAGCTTTAGAAAACATTAAAAAAAGTGGTAGTAAGTATCTGTTAGTAACTAGTTTTACTAAGTGGGATCAGAATCCAGATATAGTAGATGGAGGTTGGAAATGTATTAATCTAATGATTGCACCTTTCTATCTGAATCCAATCTATTTAATAAATGAAGATTGTCAAGAAGGATACCCTAATTATAATGATAAGTGTATGTTATTATTTGATTTAACAAAATAATATTTTAGACCATGTTAGAAATACAAAAAATAAGAAAAGACATTAATTGGTTATTAGAACAAATAAAATGTCTAATAAGAAAAAGTGATTTGGATAGTCCTTTGGCAGCTACTGAGTGGTCTTTAAACCATTCTGTGGCAACAGGTAATCCATATATCTTAGGATGTTTTGTATGGTTTGAAGGTCATGTATATGAAAGTCTTATAGATGATAATACTTATCCTCCTACTAATGACTGTTATTGGACAGACTTAGGAGAAGGACATTTATTGTTAGAAGAACAATCTAATTGGAATGCTACTACAGGTAGAGCTTTTATTAGAAACAAACCTGATTTATCTCAGTATGCTCTTGATGCTGATGTAGTTCATAAGACAGGTAATGAAACAATTGATGGTATTAAGACATTTCTAGAAGATGTAATAATAATTGGAGATTCAAAGTATATTGTTGTTAGTAGTGCTGATAATGAAACTGGAAGTGTTCTTTTAGCTACTGATGAAGATGGGTTACCTTACATTCAACTAGCAACTTCAGGAAGTGAAAACAGAGCAGTGTTTCGTATGGATAACATAAATTCAAGTTGTACATATCAACTACCTAATGATAATGGAACTATTGCTTTAGATGAGAATTTAGTACACAAAACAGGAGATGAAATTATTGATGGCATTAAAACATTTATTAAAGATATAATAGTAAATAATATATTTGTTGGAAGAGGAGAAGGAGATAGTATTACTAATACTGCTATTGGTTATAGAGTATTACTTCATAACACTACAGGAGTTGAAAATACAGCTATAGGAAGTCAAGCACTTAGAAATAACATTACAGGTATTAGAAATACAGCTGTTGGTGAAGGGTCTCTTAAACAAAATCTAGCTAATGAAAATACAGCCATAGGACATGGTTCTTTACAAGTAAATACTACTGGGACTGAAAATACAGCAGTAGGAGCACTTGCACTTAATAGTAACATTATAGGTGAGGGTAATACAGCTGTTGGACTAAAAGCACTTAAAGAAAATGTTGCATCAAATAACACAGCAGTAGGAAAAGGAGCTCTTAGTGAAAATAAAACAGGATATGACAATACTGCAATTGGAAAAGATGCTCTTAAAGAAATTATTGGTGGATTTGACAACACTGCTATTGGAACAGATGCCCTTAGAAAAAATACTACAGGTAGTTCAAATACAGCAGTTGGAAAGATGGCTATGGGAGATACTCTTATTGCAGGAAATAGTAATACAGCATTAGGTACTTCTGCCCTTGAAAGAGCTTATAATTCAACAGGTAATACTGGAGTTGGAATTTTTGCTCTTTATACTGTTAGAGGAAATTTTAATACTGCACTTGGATACAATGCTCTTAGTAAGATTGGTCTTGGAATTCAAAATGTAGCAGTTGGAGCTTCTGCATTTGCAAGTAATCAAAGTGGGGATAATAATATAGCTATTGGGTATAATGCACTTAACCAAGAAAATTTTGGTGATGATAATATTGGAATTGGTAGAGACTGTAGAATAATTGGACCAGGTGCCTCTAATTGCATAGTTATTGGGGCAGATGCTAGAGGATTAGGTTCTAATACAACTGTAATAGGAAATAACTTTACTACATTAACTGAACTTAGGGGAGATCTATCTTTGCCAGAAGTCAGAAATCTAAATTTTGTAGATGATGCTGCAGCAGCATTAGGAGGAGTTCCTGTTGATGCAATATACCATAATGCAGGGATACTGCGTATAAGATTAGTATAACTTTTAAAATCAAAAATCATGGCAACTAAATCAAACTCAACAACATTTGAACCTAGACCTAAAGTGTCTAGACCAGGAGTACATGCTAAAAGCAAAACCTCTAAGTTAAAAACTTCAAAAAGTTATAAAAAACTTTATAAAGGACAAGGAAAATAACATAAATTTATACTATTTTTGTAAAGACTTATATTATGGAAAAGTCATTAAAGATTATATCAATATTAAAAATAAGCGTTATGGAATGGATAGGCCTATACACAAAGTATTTTATTAAGTTAGGAGTTAGCACTAAAGCTATGGCATCAAGCCCTGCAGGGATAGTTACAGGAACTACTATAGTAACTGTGTCTGTTTTAACTTCCATACAAAAAGCATTATTGTTATTGCTTATCTTTTTTATCTTAGACTTTATTACTGGTATATTAGCTTCTTGGAAAGTTAAAAGAGAAGAAGAAAAAACTAAACCTGAACTTAAAGAACAAGCTTTAATATCTTCAGAGAAACTTAAACTTTCAGCTGTAAAAGCTTTCACTTATGCAAGTGCTATATTAGGTGTTTGGGGTATAGAAAAAGTATTCTTCATTAAGACCTTTAAATTTGATAATGTAAGTACAGAAGGTTTAACTATAACTTTAATTTTTATTGGCTTTTGTTGTGCTATAGAATTTTATTCAATTGTTTTTGAGAACTTTAAGAAACTAGGTTTTGATATAGCTAAAAAATTTCTTCTTGTAGTTAAGAATATAAAAAAGATTATCTTTGAAGTAGAAAAATAAAATAAATCCATATCTTTGTGTTATGGATTTAGAGACTAAATTAACAAAACCTTTTAGTAACTTGACTTTTGAAGAGAAAAAGCACAAGTACTTTGTTGAAGGAAAACCTATTAAGACTTCAGTCTCAGGTTTAATTTCAGAATTTTATGAGCACTTTAATGCTCAAGCAGTGGCCCCTTTCTCAGCTAGAAAGTTAGGAATAACCACAGAGGAAGTCCTAAAACAATGGGCTGACATAAATCAAGAATCTAGAGATAGAGGACATAGAGTACATAACTTTGGAGAACTCTATCAATTTAACAGAAGTCTAAAACCTTCTTGTCCTCAAGAGGAAGCTATTGTTGCCTTCTGGAAAAGTTTACCAGAGCACATTATTCCAGTAGCTGCTGAACTCAGGATGTATCACTTCAAATATCTATTTGCAGGTACAGCAGACATCATTCTATTTGACACTAAGACACAAACATACATAATTGCTGACTACAAGACCAACAAGGACTTGTTTAAGAATTTTAAAGGTAAAACTATGTTGGCCCCATTTAAGGCTTTATTAGATTGTCCTTTAAATCATTATGTAGTTCAACTCTCTTACTACCAATTACTCTTAGAGCAAATAGGAGTAAAGGTTACTAAAAGAGTTATTATATGGTTAGGATTAGATGGTAAGTTTACTTGTATAGATACAGATGATGTAACAAGTATTTTAAAAACAACTTTAAATTAAAAATTATGAAAAGGTTTGAATTAAGAAATTTAAAAAAGGCTTTAGGAAAATCTTTCTCAGCTTTCTTTCCTACTCTACAAAAAGATCTAAATCAATTTTCTGGATTAGATCCTCAAAAAGATCTAGTACTTATTTCTATTTATCCTAATGGGTTAACTAGATCAGCACAAATTATTAGAACTATAACAGGATGGTCTATTAAGAAATCTACAAATTTTATTAAACAAGGGGCATTCCCTAAAGTTATTGAATATAATCTAAAGGCTTCTACTGCAGCTCTTGCAGAAACTCCTATCTCTGAAATGATAGTTAAAGCTGAAGAAGAAAAAGCTTGTGTAATAGAAATAAGATAAAATGAAGATAGCTGAAGTAATAGAAAGAATTCAATCTTTGTACTCTGTAGGAGTATCTAATGATGAGACAAGACTATCTGATAGACATGTTTATAATAAAGCATTGTCTGTTAGAATGCAACTTTTATCTCAACAACTAAAAAAGAAACAAAGAATGAGTGATTGGAATTATACAGTTCTTCCTTGTGTAGAATTAATAAAAGTTCCTAATCATGAATGTGCTTGTCTAGGAGATTTAGGTTGTGATATTTATAGAACTAAGTTTAAGATTCCAAGAGTAATGACAGACTCTAATAGACACTACATTGAATTTGTAATGTCTGTAGATAGTGGAATGAAGATTGAAGAAACTACAAGACAAGGTGTTCTTTATTCAAAAGGAAATAAGTATACAGGAATAAAACCTAAATATTTATTTGAAAATGGTTATCTATACTTTCCTTCAAATAAAAATCCAGGAGTAGTAAAGATTAAACTTCTTGCTGAAGATCCTTTAGAAGCTCATCATTATCCTTCTATTTGTGAAGAGTGTCCTGAGTGTATAGATTGTCTTCCAACTCCTGAACATTCTTTTGATATTGATGGAGACTTAATTGAACCTTTAATTGACATCTGTGTTCAAGAAATTATTGGTATCTTTGGGCAAAAGAAAGAAGTTCAAAAATCTGAAGGAAATAGTAAATAATGCAGAGAACAAATCTAAACATAAGAAGTTCTTATAAAAGGTATTCCAAAGAGATGGAGAATCCTGTAGAACTAAATCCTTTTCTTCATATAGCTCATGGGTATATGGAATTTCTAATAAAGAAAGTTGTTGAAGGAGAAGAAGTAACTATGCCAGCAAAACTAGGTACTCTATTTATTCAAGGAGTAAAAAAGAAGTTGACATTTAATAGAGATGGTGTACCATTACTTCCACCTAATTGGGGTGAGACTAAAAAGTTATGGGAGAGAAACCCTGATGCAAAGGCAACAAAGAAGATAGTTTACTGTCTTAATGAAGAAACAAATGGTGTAGTTTATAAGTTACACTGGTCTAAGAATAGAGTACCAATAGAGAACAAACTCTATTATAACTTTATTCTAACTAGAGATAATAAAAGGGCTATACATAAGCAAATAAAACAAGGTAAAGAATATATCATTAAATCAGAATAACAATGGAAAAGCAAATCCTAGATAGAATTAAAAGAACAGAACAAAGTGCTGCAGATCTTTATGGAAAAGTAAGAACTTTGTCTATAAAGGTTTCTTCTACAATAGGAAAGTTAATAGGTAAAAATTATGTCTATGTTTCTGCAAATGGCACACCAACACAAAATGCTATTGAACTTCAAACAGCTTATAATTTAGCCAAAACAATAACAGGTCTTTCTACTACCAACAGATTTAAAATTATTATGGGGACTGGAAAATATCAGTTTACAGGACAATTTTTAATAGACACACAATATATTGATTTTGTTTCTTTAACAGGAGATGCAGATGTAGAAATTATAAATGATATATATGTAACTGCAAATGATGTTTTTTTAAAAGGATTGAAAACAAGTTTACTTTTTAATATAGGTACAAATTTAAGTTTATTAGTTTGTGATACTTGTGTTGGTCTTGGTAATTGGTCTTTTGGATATAATGGTCCATATGTTAATTCAAGTACATTTAATAATTGTATAGGAGGTATGTTTGCTTTTACTTCAGGTTTTGGAGTATCTGGAAAATTTACTAATTGTATTGGTGGTGACTATTCTTTTTACTATAGAACATCAGGAGTGTTTACTAATTGTATAGGAGGAAATTATAGTTTTGGACGTAGTTTTGCATCAGGTACATTCAATAATTGCATAGCAGGTATTGATTCATTTGGTACATATAGTGTTGCATCAGGTACATTCAATAATTGTGTTGGTGGAATACGCTCTTTTGGTGGGGGTGGTGGTGATGGTATTTTAACTGGCAAACTATACTATTGTCGTTTAACATCAGGAACATTCATAACAGTTTCTAATGGAGGAAGAACCTATTATTGTGTAGATGGAAATGGAAATACTAATAATCAATAAACATGAGAAATTTTAATAGCACAATAGAAAATGAGTGGAAAGAACAATTGGATCTTACAACTACTCAACTTGAAGTATTAAATACAGGTACAGATGATGAAAAAAAAGCAGTAATTGAAACTGTAAATGTTATAGTTAATCTAGAGGATTTAAAAACAATTACTGCAATATACAATCAAAATAAACCCACAGAAGAAAGTTACGAATATATAGCTTGTAATTTAACTACTGGAGAAGATACAAGGGGAATTATTAATTACAGAGTTAACGGAGAACACAAACAAATTAGATTCTAAATTATGTCAACAGAACTATTAAAATCAGCAAGTCTTGAAAAAAAGAAAGACTTTACTCTTCCTAAAGGAGGAACTATTATCAGTAAAGAAGTAAGATTAAGTGTAGAAGAAATTGAAAATGGCTTCTTACTTAGAAAATCTTATGACATCAAATGGACTAATAAAGAGTCTGATGATAATAACTATGAATACTTTACAAGAACTTGGTTCTCTAAAGATAATCCAATTCAAATAACCATGCCTGATGAGACTAAATCATTGGCAGATAAATTAGACTAATCATGGAAAAACAAATTCTTTTTGCTATAAAAAGCTTGGAAAAAAAGGTAGTAGACATCTACTCTAAAATGAAAAATACAGGTTCTAGTCCTGCTCAACTTACTTTAGATGCAATTATTTACAACCCTGAAGCTCCTTTAGATGTTAAAACTGCTTTTGGAAATGTAGGTACTTCACAATTTTTACAACATTTAATACCTCTTCCTGATGGTAAAATGATAATTTTGGGAGGTTTTTATAAATATCAAGGAGTTGTTGTAAATGGTTTAGCTAGATTAAATGCTGATTTTACTCTTGATACTACTTATACTGGAGGAGGGAACAGATTTTTAACAGGCCCAAGTTCAAATGGACAAGGTTTATCTATGTCTTCCATGAGTCAAACTGTACTTCCTTTTTTAGACTCTAGTTTAAATTTATATTTTATTCGTGAAAGTTCCTATTGTTATCAATCTGAAAATTCTAGTAGAAATAGTAAAATATTTAAAGTAGATTCATTAGGTAATTTTGATGAAACTTTTGCTGCAGCAATAGGTACTGGACCTAATGCTACTGTCCATAATATTTTACTTTTACCTGATAATGGTTTTATTATAACAGGAAGTTTTACTGCTTTTAATAGTACTTCTTTTAATAGAATTCTTAGGATTGACTCTAATGGATCTATAAATACCAGTTTTGTTACTACTATGGGTACAGGTTTTAATGGTACTGTAAATCAAACAGTTCTTACTCCAACAGGTAAACTCCTTTGTCTAGGAGAATTTACTTCTTATAATGGAGTAGCTAGAAATAATATTGTTCAATTAAATATAGATGGGACTATAGATTATTCTTTTAATTATACCTCAGGTATTACTTCTTTTTATTCCTCTAACAATAGAATAACAATAAATAAAAATACAGGAGATATTTATTGTTATCTTGGAGGTGTTATAATTTATAATGGAATTAGTACATTTAAAAGAGTTATTAGAATCTCTTCTACAGGAAATTATGATGCTTCTTTTGCTAGTCCCCCTAATCATCTTGCTGTTAATGGAGGATGGTGGACTATGTATTTTGACACAGTTTTAAACAAATTATATTTAGGAGGAGGAGGATACAATTGGGGAACAGCTTTTAATAATTATTTGTACCGAATAAATACAGATGGAAGTTTAGACACTACTTATCCTCTTACTCCTGGAGAAGGTCTTCTTAGTAGTATGAATTATATAATTCCTCTTGGAACAGATTATTTGTATCTTTCTCATTATAACTATAGTAGTTCTTGGGGGAACTTGTCTGGAGAAGTACATAGAGGATTTACTATTATAAATAAACACACAGGAAAACTAGCTACTAAATTTACTAAAAGTCTAAATTACTAATTATGAATAATCAAATTATTATAGATAAAGAAAACAATGTTGTTTTTATCCAACAAGATACTGCTTTTACTATCTCTTTTCAAGAAGAGGATATAGTTTTACAAGAAACTACTATAGTAAATGCTAAAGGAAACCTAGAAATTCTAGAAGTAGAGTTACCTGAAAACTTAGATTTATCTAAATCTTATAAGTTTAAAAATGGTATCTTTACAGAAATTCTAGTACAAGAAGAAAATATTATACCTTAAAAAATATAATCATGGCAAAGTCAATTCAAGAAAGGTTAGTAGCCTTAGAAAGAAAAATAAAAGGAGTATGCTGTAGTCTTGCTAACTCAGGTAATGCTTTAGTGCAAAATCTTCAAGAAGTTACAACTGAAGGTAATACAACTACAAACAACATTGAATTACTTGATACTGCTAAAGTAACCTTTGATAATGGTTCAAGATTACAAAAAGGAACTACTAATAGTTACAATGGAGGTAATGGTGGTATTGCTCAAGTATGTTCTATAGACTATGAGTTAAAATGGGAAGCAGGAAGACAGTATGTTATGCAGCAAGATGGATTTACTATTAGAGAAGTAAACCATACCTTTACACTTACTCCAGGAGTTAATGATGATTCTACTAAAGGGTTTGTACCTGATAGTAGATGGATATTAGATAATGGGGATATTTATTTATGTACTGATAATACAGAAGGAGCTGCTATTTGGATCTTAATATATTCAAGATCAGAAGTAGCTGTTAGATGGTCTCCTGTATTTCAAGCTACAGGATTAACTTTTACAGGAACTGATGCTACTTACCCTACATATAATTCTTACTATAGTAGGTTTGGACAAATTGTTTCTTTTAATATTGTTATAGAGTTGTCAACTGTTACTGATTTTGGGACAGGACAATTTAAAGTAGAACTTCCATTTTTACCTATACCTACAGCAGCAAATCATTTTTCTGCTTGGGCCTGGGTTAATCCAGCATTACCTCCTGATGAATTAAATGGACATGTGCAAATGGTTGCTGATCACTTACCTAGTTCTTTAGTATTAGATTTACATTGGTTAAAAGAAACTACAGCAACTCCTAAACCTTTAATTGAAAGTTTATTGGTTCAAGGAACTCCTGTTACTTTTATTACAGCTAGTAAAATGTATATAAATGGTACTTATATTTGTGTACCTTAAATAAATAAAAATCATGCAAGATAGATTTCAATATGTTACTGTAGATACTATCCTATCTAAATATCTAAGAGACTTCAGGGGTGTAGAACTCAATGAAGATGAGGCTATTGAATGGATAGGAGAAGCTCTTGGTTTTATGCAAATGTCTTCTGCTTCTGAAGAAGGTATTGCTTTTCTTGAAGTTAAAAACTTTCAAGCAGCATTACCTAATGGTTTACATTACATAATTCAAATTGCTAGAAACAATGCTTGGTCTCCAACTACTGTTGAGACTTGTACTCCACAAGTCATTGCTGAAAACTTAGTCCCTGCCACATCTCCTGACTCTTGTTGTGGAGGTTGGACAGAAGATTTAGTTGCTGTAGATTGTCATGGAGAACTAATTGGAGATCAAGAAATAGCTTATTACAGACCTTACTTTGATTTACAATATGAATACTTAGGTTGGGTTCATTCTAAAGCATTCAGAACAAAGTTTACCCCTGTGAGACTAGCTAATCATACTTTCTTTAATACTTTAGTTTGTCAGACAGAAGAAAATGCTGGATTATATAGTGAAAGCAATGATGAATATACTATTGTTGGAGATCAACTTAGATTTAGTTTTCAAGAAGGGTATGTAGCAGTAGCTTATTTGAGACAAAGAGTTGACCAAGAAACTGGATACCCTATGGTTCCAGATGATGAATCTGCTAAAGCTGCCATTACTTATTACTTAGGTTGGAAGACTAAAGAAAGAGAAGCTTGGAATCACAGAGAAGGTGCTATGCAAATAGCTCAAGTAGCTGAAGCAAGGTGGTTAAAATATGTTAAACAGTTTAAGAACAAAGCTAAGATGCCTTGGGGAGCTGATGAGTATGAAGACCTTATGGAACAAAGTAATTACTTACTTCCTAGAAATAAAAGATACTATGGTTTCTTTGGTAAACTTGGTAAAGCAGAAGATAGGATTTTTAATGACCCTAACTTCACAAACAAATATAGATACACTTCTGGTAACTCAGCTTATATGAGATAATTATGGCCCAAGAAAAACAACAAGGAGGAATTAGTGTAAACATTCCTGGAGGATTAAATACAGACTCATCTTTAGTAAATCAACCTGAAGGCACAACTAGATTTGTGTTTACAGGAGTAAATGAAACTAAAGAAGGAGATTTAGGTTTTATTGCAAATGAAGAGTCTAACCAAGAATGTTATGATCTTAATGCCAATACTACATTAGGTCCTGGGTATGTACCTATGGGTAAAGTGTATATTGGAGATGAAAACAGTGCAATCTTTTTAGCTAATCCTAATGGAAACTCTGCTATAATTATAGTGGATAAAAATTGTAATGTAGTTGTTTCTTTTAGTGATAAGAATCAGACAGAAAAAATGGGATTCAGTGTAGCTCAACAAATTGATGCAACCTTTAGATTAAGAAGAGGTTGTGAAAGAGTTGTCTATTGGGTAGACCCTAAACCTAGGATGTTTATCTTGGATAAAGAAGAAGAGTACAAAAACCCTACTACAGGTAATTGGGATGTTTCTAAGTTTAATTTATTTAAAACCTATAAAAAAATTCCTGTTGTTCTAGATTTAGAAGTTGTAGATGCTGGTGGAGTTTTACCTCCTGGTTCTTACAACTTTTCTATTCAATATCTTGATGAAGATTTTAATCCTACTGAATTTGTTACAAGTACTGAAACTGTAATGATTTACAATGTTCCTTCTACTTCTTCTTACAGAGAAAAGAGAGGAGCTACAATGGAGAAAAATGACTCTTACTTAAATTTTGAAAATAGTAACAAAGCTATAAAAATAGTTTTTGATCCCAACTCTTTAGATACTACTTTTCCTTTCTATAGATTAGCTATTACAGAAGCTAATGCAGGAGGAGGACTAATTAGTGATACTAAATATACTTCTGAGATTTCCACAAGAAATAGTACTTTTTATTATACAGGACTTAATTATGAAAGCACAGGTACTCAAGCTGAGGTTACTATGTTTAATAACATAATTGAAAAAGCTCAAAGTATAGAACAGATAGAAAATAGATTAGTTCTTGGAGACATAGAAGGAAAGCAAGTTAACTATTGTAAACTCCAAAAGTATGCAAGTAAAATCAATACAGACTTAATTACTAAAACAGTTATAGTATCTACTGCTGATAAGAGTAATGTTAAAGATCCTGCTGCTCACTTTAATGGTATAGGATATATGCCAGGAGAGATATACTCTCTAGCTATTGTATATATTTTTGCAGATAACTCTGTTTCACCTGCTTTTCACATTCCAGGAAAAAGTCTTGGAGTTCCTTTAAACTATATGTTTTCAGCAGGGACTTCTGTTTATCCTATGAGTAATGTTAATAATGCTTGTACTGATACAAGATATATTGATAACAATACTTGTGGAGAAGATACTTTTTGGGGGGAAGATTCTCAAGGAGATTCTTTAACTAATCAAGCTGTAAGACATCACAGATTTCCTTTAAGAACAGATTATAATATTCCTTTTGTAACAAAAGTTCCTGAAGGTTCTGCTCTTAGTTTTATAAAAACTCTTAACATAGTTGTAAGTAAAACAGGTGCAATTTGTCCTGCAGAATGTCCTACTACAGACCCTCCTTCAGGATGTGTAGATACTTTAGGTAACTTTGGTTCTCCAGTAACTTTTGGTCCTTATGTTTATACTGTAAATTATACTGAAGATTCAACTCCAGGAGTTATAGCTAGTACTATAGACCCTTATTTATATGTAGTTACAGTAGGAGATAACACTACTCAAAATGTTAATTACAATGCTAATTCTGGTAATTTATATGGAGCTTCAGTTGTGATTACAGATATTGAAGAAACTTTTGATTACCCTACTCTTCCTAATACAGTTGCCATGTCAGGACCTACTTTAGATCCTATTACAGGTATGTATTATTATACAGGAACTTCTACTGTAACAACTATGACTTATAAGATTGTTATAGGTATAGGAGTTCAAGATGCTTCAGACCCTTTATATTCTTCTGAAATATTTGGTCTTAACTTTTCTAATATACACAAACCTTCTTTAACAGATACTAATGGACAAGAAGTAACTGGATACTATATTGTAAGACATGAGAGAACTGAAGCAGATAGAACTGTTGTAGATAGTGCTGTACTTACTTCAACTACTAAAGAGAAGAACTTTGTAGCTCAAGGACTTTTGTTTCCACAATATGCTACTCCTGGAGAGCAAGCTGCAAAAATTAAAAAAGATACAGTAGGATTAATTTATCCTGAACATAAGTTTAATAGTAGAAAATATTCTACTTTTAATAAAATTGTTCAACAAGGTAAGTTTAATAAAATTAAAACTATTTCAAGTAGAACTAAGATTAGAGATGTATCTGATGGTACTGGATATGTATCTGGTAAACATAAAGATGGAGAGTCTGATGATGATGGTTTTACTATTCAAATTAAAACTAGAGATAACATAACTAACTTTGAAGGGACTAGTCAATTCACTTTAGATAGTACTAATATTAAAGAGTTATATTATCTAAATGCTTTAGAAGATAAATTAACTCATGATAGTACTGATACAGGTATAGATGTATTTAATTTGGCTTGTGATAATAGAGTAGGAATTATTCAATTAAAACAAGACTACACATTTAATACTGTATCAAGTTTACCTTATGTTTATTTGTACAGAGATATAGTAGAACCTTACTCTAATTTTAGATTGACTCCTTACTATAAAGAAAGTAGAAATCCTGAAACTTTTGACCCTATTACAAATGTAGGTACTGTAGCTATTTGGAATGGAGATAGTTATATCAGTTCTATAAGATATGTAAACAGTGTTTACTTTGATACTAGAATGAAAAAAAGAGCAGGTAAAACTTCTGTTTGGAATTATATTATTGCTTTTGTACTTGTAGTAGTGGCAGTAGTAGTAACTATTTTTTCATTTGGATTAGGAACTGTTGCTGCAGTTGGGCTAGTTTCTTTAGCTGTAGGTCTTGTGGGAGTTGCAACTACTTTGACAATTTCAGGTATTCAACAAGATGCTTGGAATAAGGCATATAACATTTTATATAATCAAGGACTTAGAGAGACTATTACAGACTCTTATATGCAAGATGATGTTGACCCTATAAATGGAGAACCAAGAGGATTTAGAAAAAACCCTCAAGATGATGAGATTCAGTGGTTAGGAGATTGTGCAAATCTTTGGTTTGAATCTGCAGTTAACATAGGATTAAGACATGGTGCCACTGATAATACTCCAGACTTTTTAAATGCTCCTGGACTTGTAGAATCAGGTACTACTTATTCAGAATGGAATAGAGAATACTTTGGAATAAATTCAGTAGGTTCTGCAGAAGTCCCTCCTACCACAGCTTTAGACTTTCACATGGTTAAGAAATTAACTTACCTAGATGCAAATAGAAAAGGTGGTAGAGCTTACATTGGTTTAGCTGCTGCTGAAGTCTATGCTTTGAATCCTGATTACACAAGAAGAAACAGACAAAAAGCTTTTAATCATTTAGGATTAGAGTATGACTGTTGTTCAGATTGTGTTGAAACTTTTCCACATAGATTCCACTGGTCAGAACAAGCCTTCCAGGAAGAAGTGACTGATAACTTTAGAATGTTTTTACCTAATAATTATAAAGACCTTGAAGCTGAGACAGGTAAAATTACAGACTTGTTTAGAATTCAAAATAATCTTTATGTTCATACTGAAGAAGGTCTTTGGCACTGTCCTCAAACTTTTCAAGAAAGGGTAACTAATGATATTATTTCTTTTATAGGAACAGGAGAATACTTCTCTGTACCTCCTAGAAAGATTGTAGATGATGCAAACTCTTCTGCAGGTAATATACATAAGTGGGCAAGAACCAAAACTAAGCATGGAGTTTTGTTTCCATCTTTTAAAGAAAAGAAATGGTACTTATTTAATGGTCAACAATTGAAACCTATTAGTGATAATGGTAATAGTAATTACTTTAAAACTCACATGGATTTCTTAGTTGAGCAACAATACTATGCAGCTAATTCTGCAAACTATCCTTATAGAAATAACCCTTCTAATCCTTTAGGAGTAGGGTTCTTATCTACTTATGATACTAATAAAGAAAGACTTATCATTACTAAGAAAGATATGAAGATTACTAACCTTCCTACAACCTCTTATGAGCTTTGTACTGAAGGAGCACAGACTATTATCTTTCCTAACATGGCACAAACTATTGCAACTAGACTTGCAGCAGGTTGGAATTACATAGGAATAGAAGATTGTAAAATGAAGTTTGAAAAAACAACTTATGAAACAACTACTACTATTGCTAATCAATACACTTCTGTAGCAAATGATATAGACATCTGGGCATTCTTTGATACTTCAGGTTCTTTCTCAGGTTCAGATTTAGCTCAGATAGATGCAAGTCTTGATGATTGGATAGCAAATGATTTAGTACCTACAGGTTGGGCAGGAAATATATACAAAGTCAACACTTCTTCAGAAAAGTGGTTAGACTTTCCTAGTCAAATTCCTTTAGCAGATAGAAATAAAGTATTGTTAATTTCTTTTGTTAATGAGGCAGAAGGAGGACCAGTATCAGCTCCTTATCATAATAGTGCTTTAAATTTTACAGGGCAACCTACTGCAATTTATACTACACATTACAATGCCTTTACAGGAGTAGGAGGACTTTACTCTACTTTTGATAAATTCATAGGTATTAATTATCCTATTGCTACAGTAGCAGCTTCTAAAGCTTTTATACTTCATTCTTTGGCTGCTGTTAAAGGTTCTGATTATACTCTAACAGAAGTAAACAGCATACCTGTAAATAGTTATTTTTCAGGAGCAGAATGGACTTCTTTAAAATCTCAACTATTGAATAATCCTTACAAGACTTTATTAGATCCTAATGGAGACCCAGGATTAGAACAATACAATTGGTTTGTAAAACCTGATAGAAGTAATTTAGGTAGTCCTCTTTCTGCAGACTGTCCTGCTAGTACCCTTATTATTTCTCCTTGTCAATTTGCTGTAGATATGAATACTATCTTAGCATCTTTAACAGAAGTAACACCAGTAGAAATTACTAATACTTATCCTGTAACTAGTGTTCAATATGAAACAGGACAAGTTTTTGTACCTCAGACTTTGAACAATGGTTACACTATGTCTTACTCTTTAAAAAGAGAAGAGTGGGTAGGATGGCATCCTTATATCCCTAGTTTCTATATGCATGTACAAGAGAAGTTTTACTCTTGGACTCAAGGTTCTAGATACTTGTTTAAACATAATAGACCTAATCATTATCAGACTTTCTATGGTGTAAGATACCCTTTCATTGTAGAGTATGTAGATAACCCAAGTGCTATGACAACTAAGATATGGGATAGTTTATTGTTCCAAACTGAAGCCAAGAAATTTGACCCTATCAGTGAAGAATATTTAGACCAAAGATATGTTACATTTAACAAAGCTTTGTTTTATAATACCCAACAGACAAGTGGTATTATTACTCTGGCACCTAAACAAGATAGTAACATCAACTATTTGTTGCAACAAACTAATAATGCTTTAGGAGTAGCAACTATAGATAGAAATGAAAGAGATTGGACTATGAACTCTATGAGAGATATAAGAATAGATTATACTATTCCTATGTTCTTAAAAGATTTACCTTCTCTTCAAAGTAGTTATTACATAGATAAAGTAGTTAACCCTGCTGCTATTGATTATAATAAGGACTGGACACAGCTTGAAAGTTTTAGAGACAAGTTCTTGGTAGTAAGGTTAATATTTGATAACTTTGCTGATACAAGATTAATCTTTAACTTCTCAGCTTTGCAAAGAGCAGAATCAGAAAGATAAAGATTAATCTTTAATAAACTAAAGAAAGATGTTACAACCTAAGAAACCTAACCCTGCTCAAAAAACTAAGAGGAAGACTGCTCAAGGACAGTACACCTCTGATATTGATTGGGATCAAGTTAGATCTGTAAATGATAATGTAGCAGTTCAAACAGCAAAAATGTTTGACCCTACAGGTATTAGTTCTTATCCTGATGTTTATTATGCAGCTAAAGATTTATCTGAAGGAAAAGGTTCTTGGGGAGAATTAGGTTTAAATGTTCTTGGAGCTTTGCCTATGGTAGGTAAAGCTAAAACTATTTTTAGATTGGCTAAAGCAGCTAAAGCATCTAAAACAATAAAGAATACAAAAAAAGTTATTAATGCTGTAGAAGAAGTTGCAAGTAAAGTTAACAAAATTACAAATCCTGCAAATATTAAACCTATGATTAAAACTAAATCTGTTGTATCCTCTTCAAAACAAATTGGTAAGGCAGATATAAAAAACTTAGGTGTAGATTTATTAGACATTGGAAATGTTGGGGCTGATATAACTAGTGTAGTTAAAGCAGGAACTCCTGTAGTAGAAGAAGCTTCTAAGAAAGTGGAAAAACTTTTAGAAGAGCCTTCTATAATAAACAAAGAAAAAATTAAAAGAACAATACAATATTATAACAGAGACCCAAAAAGAGGAGAAGTAGAAACTCCTGGAAAATTGGCTAATGTAGATTATAGAACCATTAATAATTCAGCTGAATTAAAAATGTGGGAGCAACAAAAATTAGTTTACGGAACTGGAAATCAAGGAATTATGAAAAGAAAAATGAACCCTAGAAAAAAATATGCTAATGGTACTACTCCTGCTGGAGTTGGACCTAATAATTATATTCAAACTCCTAATGAGGTATTGAATGATTATAATATTATGTTAGCTGAAGCAGATCAACAAGTGGCTAGTAATTCTTTAGTTCCTATTGTTTCCTTAGTAGGAGGTCTTGCTCAAGAAGCTATTAAGTTTGGAGGAGCAGGAGGCTTTAGTAAAGAAGCTTGGACTAAAACTCCTAAGACAGCTGCTAATGGAATGAACAATGTAAACCAAGATGTAGAAGTTGAAGGAGGAGAAATGTATGAAACTCCACAAGGAGAGACAGGAGAATTTCAAGGACCAAGTCATGAACAAGGAGGTATGCCTATGGAAGTAGGACAAGATATTCCTGAAGGAACTAAGGTTTACTCTGATAGACTTAAAGTTGGTAAAGAAACTTTAGCTGAAAGAAAAGAAGCCAGAGAAAGAAAAATTGCTAACCTTGAAAAAATTGCTTCACAACCTTTACTTGATTCTGCTGTTAAAAATGCTACTCAAAGAAAAATGCAATCTATTCAAAAAGAAGAGATGGCTGACTTACAATTCCAAGAGCAAGTAAATAATATGCAACAAATGGCTGATAATGTTATTGCAGCTTTTGGTACTAGTATGAAAGGACTACAAGCAAATCCTATGAAATATGAAGATGGTACTGGCCCTGCAGGAATTAAGTATGGTAAAGGATATGATGCAAATATGTTTAAAGACTTTTATGCAAAGTACAATGAACTAAATCCTGGAGGAGTAATGGATATGAATTTCATTCAAGGAGATTTAGGTATAGAAAGTAAAACTCCTGGTTTTGGTAAAGTATTTGGACCAGGTACTTATAAAGCAAGTCAAGATTGGTTAGCTGCCAATAAAGACAAGAAAGCTGATGGATATGTTACAGGAGATGCTAATGGAGATGGGATAAGTGATTCCCTTGGTAGTAATCCTAATATTAACTTAGATGCTTTAAAGAATTTTAAAATAGGAGAAGGAATTAATGATAATGCTTCTTTAAGTTATGGAGATCCTTATGCTGAGGATGGTGTTAACTTTAAGATGCCTTCAGAAACTGTAATGACTCCTATAGAACAATATGGTAATGGTGTTGATACTGGTATTACTCCTGAAACTGATTTACCAGGAAACATGTTTAGTAGAGTATTGGGTAAAGTAGGTACTGCTGTAAATAAAAGTGGAGGTATTCCAGGTATGGGAGATATTGCTAGTCTTTTTGGAGATTATCTTGGTTCTACTGCAGGTCTTAAAAATGCTGCTGAACAAAGAAGTACTGACATAACTCATAGAAATGTGTATGCTAATGCAGGAAAAGAAACTCAGAAACAATTAGATACTGCTATGAGTTCTATTGAAAATGCTAAAGCTCAAGCAATAAGTAAAGCAACTACTACTACTCAAGGAGGTAAAAAATCTGGTAGAAATGCTGCTAGAGGTATTAATCAATCAAGAGCTATGGATTGGTTATATGATACAGCTTTACAACAAAATATTATGGATATTAGTACAGGAGCTGCAGGACAAATTGCAGACATATATAAAACTAAAGCTAGTACTGCTCTAAGTGTAGATCAATTAAAAGGACAAGGAGAGTATCAAGCTAATATGGCTAATGAAGCTGCTAAAGATGCTTACTATACTGCTAAAGGATTAGGTCTTAAAGATCAAGCTTTAGGAATACAGAATATTGGTAAAGACTTAAATACCATGAAAAAAAATAAAGTTAAATGGAATATTGCAAAAAAATCAGGTATCTATGGTCAAGGAAATGATGAAGGGGATATTACTAACAAAGCTATAGAAATTACTGACCCTAGAACAGGAAAAAAAATATCTGTATCTATGGAAGAATACCAAAAATTTATAGCACAATCTACTAAAACAACATAATCATGGGACAGTTTTATAAAGGTACAGAAGCCACATTTCTTGATGATAAAATGTATGAAGCTCCTTATGAATTAATGGGACAAGCTTTAGCTAAGAAAGATAAAGAAGTGGAGACAGCAGCTAAAGCTAAAGATGAACTTTCAGCTTTATTAGAAGCTAAAGGTTTAAAAGTAGATGATCCCAGACTTCAAGAAATTATAGGAGGATACACAACTCAAGTAGGAGACATAAGTTCAGGTATCTATGGAGATGCTATGAATGCTGCTACCTATATGCCTAAGATAGAAGACCTTAAAAGAAAGATTACATCTGATTGGAAAATGGGAGAGGTAGCTAAGATACAAGGTAATCTTGCTGCTTTTAATACTTGGGAAGAAGAAACTAAAAAACAAATTGATAAAGCTGGAAATAAAATCTCACCTCAACAATGGGAATTATTAAAAGCTAAAAAACTTGCAGAATTTAAAGGAACTGATTATAAAGGACCTAGTACTTATAACACTTTTACTGGAGAAGCTTTACTAGAGAAAAAACCTTCTGATGTGTTTATTGATGATATGTTTAAAGAAAAAGTAGGTAAGGTTAAAAGTATTTCTTGGGACCAAGATAGAGGACTATGGGAAATTAAAGGAGAAAGAGGTACAGAAGGATGGAATGATCAAGATTTAAAATCAGCCTATAAGGCATCTTTAGCAGCAGATCCAAATCAATTGGGTGCCATGCAACAATTAAACTCTTTAGGAGTTCCAGGATACCAAGAACCTTTATTTGATGAGAAAGGACAACTTATTGTTGATGATACAAAAAACAATGCTTTTCTTAGGGAATTGAATTATGCTAAAGAGAAATATGGTATTGTAAATGTTAAGACTAGTGATGCTCAATTAATGAGTGATGCAGGTAAACAAGAATATGCTTATGGAATTAAGCAAAGAGATGTAGAACAACCTGTTGGATTTAGTTTTGAAGATACAGATAAACATGCCTTAACTCATGATTATGGAACTTACAGTAATACTAAAAAAGAAATCGTAACTTCTAAAAATCAATTGTTTACTACTGTAGCTAATAAATTAAACTTACAAGGAGGAGAAGCAAGAACTAAACTAGCTGCTCAAATAGGTAGAGGAGATTATTCTGCTTTTGCAGGAATACCTGATAGTGAAGGATATGTAGAACAGTTTAAACAATTATTTGCTAAACAACAACTTCAAGCTGAAACTGAAAAAGACTATGGTCAATGGGTTAATGGAAGACAAAAAAATGCAAAAGGAGAAATACTTACAACTGTTTTAGTAGGAGGAAAAAGAAAAACAGTTCCTGTAAATCCTAACTCTGAAGCAGGTAAAGCTCAGTTATTCAATATTTATTCTAAGCAACCTGGGTATCAAAAGAATATCACTTCAACTTACATAGCAGATAATATTCAAGCAGGAGTTGGAGCTAAAGCTACAATAGCTATTGGTAAAACTTTAAATGATTTAGGAGGTAACTTATCTTTAAATTTACACACTGCTAAAAATATGAATGCTATCTATACAACTCCAGATGGTAAGTCTAATGTAAGATTAGTTCCTCCTGGAGGAGATAAAAAATATTCTAAGACAGGTACTTATATAGATGGTAAAACTTATAAAGTAGATGATAAAGGTAATTTTGTTATACCTGCTTTAGATACTACTGGAGAAATAGGGGCACAAACTTTAGTAAATTTAGGTTTGTCTACTGGATTAGAGTATGTTCAACCAAAAACTTCTGCTGACCCAACTAATCCTGAAGAACCAGGAGAAGAAGCTTCTACTACTGTTGCTGGAATGATTATAAATGGTAAAAAGACTAATTTAACTTTTGGGTCTCGTAGTGCTAGGGTTGTAGATAAAAATGTTAATGGTAAGACTGTTATTGCACTTCCTGTCTCAGGAGGTAGTTTTTCAACTATTGCTACAATAGATGCTAGTACCATTCAACAACCTGACTTACAAAGGTATATTAATGACCCAAGTAGAAAGGCTCTTCAAGTCTATAATGATTGGAAAACTTCAGTTCCTCCTGTCCTTACTGCTGTCCCTGTAGCTAAAGGATTGACTGTAGGTAAATCTGTTTCTAAAGGTTGGTATGTAGTAAGTAAAGATGGTAGAAAGATGAGTCCTGCTGAAGCTGGAAAAACTCAAGAAGAATTAATGACCTTGTATTATAAAAAAGCAAGACAAGAATAGAATTTTTTTCATAACTTTGTATAATAATCTTTAATTATCTTCAGCATGGGCTTAAATCCTAAATCACCTATTAGAAAAAAAGAAAATACTATAGACCCTTTTAGTGTAGAAGGAATACACCAAGCTGCAAATACAGGTATTGGTAAAACTATAGCAGAAGCAAGAGAAAAATTTACTCCTAATGCTCAGTTAGGGGATGTCACTATGCAAGGTGTAGATGATGATGAACTTGAAAATCTTTTTGGAAGTGGTACAGGTACTTTGTCCTCTAGTAATATAGCTACTGCTAGTGCATATACATCTCAAAGAGAACAAGGACAAATGAATCAGGCCAAGTATGAGGCAATGATTGCAAAAAAGAAAGCTGAAAAACTTCTTGCTATTGAAGCTAATCCTGTTATCAAAGAGTTAAAAGACAATATTGCAAAAGAAACTGGCAATGAAAAACTTGCTCAAGAAAAAGTTATAAAATTTGCTGATACTCAAAGTGAATTAGATAAGTTAGAAAGTAAAACTTTGTGGGAAAGAACTAAAGATTTTACTTTCCAATTTATGCAAAGTCTTACTGATGATACTCTTTGGGAAGACAAGATGCTTAAAAATAAAGGACTTGATAATCTTATCTTTAAGGGAATGACTCCTGCTGAAGAAAAGAAATATAATGAACTCCAAAATTACAAAAGAAAAGAAATTGAACCTGCTTTAGCTCCTTTAGAAGAAAGAGGTAGACTAATGCATCAAACAGCTTTGGCTAAAGCTGAAGAACTTAAACAGAAAAAACTAAAGGATGATTCTCAGCCTATGTTTTATCCTGATGGTAGTGTAGGACCTAAAGCTAACAGTAGTGAAGATAATTATACACAAACTGCTGAAGAAGCTTATTGGAGAACTGTGGCCAGTAAACACCAAGACTTAAATGAAAAAATCTCTGATTACAGAAAAGGTAATACAGATTTTTTTGCAGGTATCTCTACTACAAGTCAAGATGTAGGAACTTTTGGTTTAAGACCTATGGTCAATGATTTTAGAGCTAAAGAAGTATTTGATAAACTTAATAGAATCTATTTAGCTAAGAAGAATGGTCAAAAACCAGAGACTATGACTGAAGCTGAAGATGCTGTAGCTGAAGCTTATAAATTAGAAAATGATGTAAATGGATTAAAATTACATGAAAATAATTTTGGATATAATCTAGGTGCTGGTGTAGGAGGTTCTGTTGGGTTTATGGCTCAAATGATGTTAACTAGAGGTGCAGGTGCTGTTGCCAAACAAGGAGTTACTGCTTTAATCAAAGGTGGAGTTAAAAAAGGTGTTAGAGCTGGATTAGAAAAAGGTCTTGAAGAAGAAATGAAAATAGGATTAAGAGGCCTATTAAAACAAAGTATTAAAAAAGGAACTCTTTCTTCTTTAGGTACTGCTAGTAAAGAAATAGCAGAAAGAAGTTTAGCTGCAGGAACAGGTCTTTTAGTTCAAGCACCTATTTCTCCTATGTTCTATAAAGCTTATACTTCAGATCAAATAGGTGGAGTAGAAAGTGTAGTTGAAAAAGATGGTAAGACAAGATATGTAGTTAAGGATGAACTTTATGAAATGAAAAGTCCTTACTACAAAGACCAATTAAAATCTTTGGATAAATTAATTGAATTAGAAAAAGACTCTGAAAAGAAAAGTGACCTTGAAAGTAAAAGAAATGCCCTTCAAGCTGAATGGGATTCTTTTATACCTAAGAGTGAAGCTAGTTCTTTACTATATGCTACAGGAGAATACATGAAAGAAGCCTTCTCAGAAGGTTATGTAGGAAGAGGAGTTCAAGCTGCAGGTAAAGGTCTTAGAGCAGGGGTAAAGTTAATACCAAAAGCTGGAGGACTATTAGATGCTACTGGAAATTTAATTACTAAAGCTAATGCTCCCTTTAAAAAATTAACAACTGCTGTAAATAATCTTACTTTAGGTAGAGCAAGTTTTGAAAAAATTGGAAAAGAATCTGGAGAAGGGTTAATTCAAGGTATTCCTGAAGAAGCTCTTGAAGAAATCTTTGTTCAGGCAATGCCAGCTTTAAATCAAACAGGTGCTCAGTATAAAGAAAATGTAAAAGAACTAGGTAAACTAAGTTTTTATAGAGATGTAGTAGCTCAAACTGCTGTAATGGGAGTTGGTTTTCAAAGTATTGGAGCAGCAAGTAGAGCTAGAGCTTATTCAAAAGATAAAACTAATTACTCAAAACTATTAGCAGATTTAGAAAATATAGATATTTCTGAAGATGAAAAAAAGGCACTTGCTTTGGCTTCAGGTCAAAAGTTAGGTAGTCCTGTAGACTATAGAATTGTTAGTAATAACTTAAGAGAAGTAGGTAAACATGCAGCTGCAGATCAACTAGAGCAAAGAATGTTTATCAATATGGCTCAACAAGCTGCTAGGTTAGGTAAGATGGGTTCTTATAAAGAATCTATGGATAACTTATTGAACAGAAAAGATATTCCTGATACCTTTAAACAAAATGCTTTACAAGTTGCAAATCAAGTAGATGCTATTCATAAGACACACCAAGAACACTCTGACAAAGAAAACTTTGCTGAGATTCTAAATGCTACTGTATATGCAGGATTGCATCAAGATAATATTAGAAAGTTAGAAGGACAAGCTATTATTTTAGAAGAACAAGCTAGAGAAGAAATTGAAGCTTATAAAAAAAGAACAGGTAAATCTTTTGATTTTACTCCTAGTAGTTTATTAACTAAAGAATTTGCTTCTGAAGAAGAAAAAGCTAGTTATGAAGAAACTTTGGATGAATTACTTGACCCAAAGAAAGAAAATAATATGGCTGTTCAAAATCTTGTGGCTAATATTAAAATGAGAAGAGCTGCAGAATTAGATGTAGCTGAAAACAAAAAAATTCTTAATGATGAACTTGCTCCTGATAGACAAGATAGACTTAAAGCTAAACAGTCTTTAAAAGATGAGTATGAGTTAGTTGAACAAGACATTGAAAAAGGAGAATTAGTATTACCTGGAATAAGTAATGTTGAAGAAAAAGAACAACCAAGTGGATTAAATGCTGTTAAAAAAGCTAAGGCTATTATACAACACATTGAAGATACTTATGGTACTATGATTTCTGCAGAAGACTTAAAAGAACTTAAGGATAATAAAATTGAAAGAGCTAAAGTTGAAAGAAATGCTACTATCAAAGATTTATTAATTAGTCAAAGTCAAAAAATTGAAGATAATAAAATTCCTGTTAATGAGGATGCTTCTTTATCTTCAGAACTAGTTACTATGCCTGAAGATGATGATGTACAAGTTAGTGGTTATGTAGATGATACTGAATTGCCTACAAGTGCTATAAACTCAAATCCAGATTTAGATGCTGCATTTGGTTTAGCTCATCAAGGTTTTACTGTTGACCCTACTATTACAGTAGGAACACAAGATGTTATATCTCAACCTATAGATTTATCTGTATCTGCATCTACTACTCAAACAACTTCTAAAACTAATGAGCAACAAGTTGCTGACTTAAGAGCAGAAGAGCAAGTTGAGAATGCTAAAATAGAAAAAGAATATCAAGATAATTTTCAAAAAATAACATTTGGAGATGATGTTGCTTGGCAAAAACTAATAGATATAAAAGATGCAAAATTAGCTGAAACTTATGATAAATATGATAAATTAATCACTCCTTTATTGAATAAGTCTACTCCTAGTACACAAATCTCAGTTCCAGCAGATACAACATTTTTTGATGGAGAACCTATGCTTGGTAAAGTTTATCCTGAAGAGTTTTTAAAACAAATTCAAGATACTTTAGAAGGTATGACTCAACTTTATGAAGATAAGACTGGAAACAGAATTACTTTTAGAGAAATCTTTGACCATTATAAGTCAAAAGGAATGCTTGATGATGTTCAAAAAAACTTTGGAGCCATGTCTTCTGCTTGGATTGCATTAAATGCAAAATATGGAGATACTCTGTATCCTCTTGAAGATTTTACAGAAACCTTTAGTGTAATGTATAGTCCTGCAGCCATCTTTGATGTCTTAGCTACTATGGATTTCCAAGATGGAAATATTGTAACTCCTGTGGCTCCTGTAGTCCCTACAATGCCAACTACTCACCCTGCTATAGAAGTAAGAGAGGAAAATGACAATGTACAAGCAGCAGCTTTGGTATCTAGTAGAATAGTAGGACAAGATGAATCTAATAGAGAAATCTCTGAACAAGTTGTAGAGACAGTTATTGATACTCAAAGAACTGCTAACATGTTACCTAAGATGGGGTATTCTTCTTTAGAATACACAGAAGAAAATGAAGATGGCACATACAGAAAAATAAGCATCCCTATTCTTAATACTAATAAGAGTAATGGTGTAAATATAACTCCTTTATTGGATCCTGAAGGATTACAAACTGGAGATACTGTGGGTATTGAAATAGCTACAGAAAATGAATGGAAAGATATTACAGTTTCTAATGGAAGAACTCCTGAAGGAAAAGTAATACTTACAACTTTTGATAAGTGGTTAGCAGAAAAACCTAGAACTCAAGAAGAAATTGATGCCAAAGTACCAATTTATTATACTTACCAAGGAAAAAGAATTGCTACAGTTCATGATTCTGATTGGTATAATGGTTACAATGTGGCTGACCCTACTGGATTAGATATTAATCCTCACAGACCTTTGGGAGAGTGGGCAAGTGAAATTCAAAAAGGAAAAGAAGGAACTCAAAACTTAAGACAAACTATACTAAAAGGAGGTCTAAGAGAAGTAACTATAAAAAGAACTCCTACTAGTGTATTCCAAACAGTGGGTGACAATTCTTTAGTTAGTCTAGAAAGTAACAATCCTCAAAGTATTATTGCTGTTCAAGTAGGAGAAAAAATCTCTATTGGTAATAAACAAGAATTCAAAGATGGAGTTATACTTAATGAAGCAGACTTTTCTGAAAGAACTGCAGATGGAAGATTAAAGTATGATAGTAGAACTTGGGAGATAAGAAGAGAAGGTAAGATGCAAAGACCTGATGGGACTTTAGTAAATACTTATAGAGCTTTTCATGTCCAAAGAAAAGTAACAGAAGAGCAATTAGAGACAGTTAAATGGGCCCTAGCTGCTAATGCAGTTAAGAATAGATTTACTTCTTACTTGACTACAGTAACTCCTTGGACTTCAATGACTGATGATCAGGCTCAAAATATTAGAGAACAAGTACTTAACCA